ATTAGCAGTTGCGGCTTGATTAATAGTAATAGTAGATATACCTAAACCTTGAACATCTGCAGTAGTTCCTGTAATATCTACAACATTATCATTTGATGATGTTAATGTTATGGCACCGGGGCTATTAGATGTTATTATTGACATATTAAGGTTGATTTATTGTTATAGTAAAGTTAGGATCACCAACTGTTTTATTTTGATTTACAACAGTTATAGTTGGGTCTGCTTTTCTAACTTTTAAACTTATTGTTTTTGTTCCTGCATTAAAATTATCTTTTGCAGCTTGAGATACTTTTATAGTTGTATCGCCTGCGCCAACAATTGTTACAATATCACCAGAAACTGTAGCAACTGAGCTATTTGCTATTGTATATGTAAAACTTCCATTACTATTTGAACTAGCATTAAGTGCAAAGTTCGCATCTCCAAATGTTTTAACTATATCGTCCATAGTTATTGTGGGATCAGCTGGCGGAGCACACACTTCTATGTTTTTTATTTTATCAAATCCCGTGGGGGTTTCTTTAATTGTGGTTATAAGCAGATTTGTACCGTGTAACTTAAACTTATTTTCTAATGTAGGTAATAACCTTGAAAATCCAAGTCTAGAATCATGTACTAAAAAATCCCCTATTTTAGGAGTTACTCTTAACGGATCAGTAGTATATAATGTACCTCTTGTTTTATAATTAGGCACTACAGTAGCTGCACAACCACCACTACCTAAATATACTCTATGAAAACCTCCAAATTGTGTTACAAAACGAATTGATATTCTACCTAATTGCGCTGAAGGGTTTGAATTTATATTTGCAAGACTATTTAATGTTAATTGTGTTTTGTTATTATTTAATTCAATTTGTCCGGTTACAGTAACACTATTACCATCTATATCAGTATATGTTCCTGCTGTTGCTGCAGTAATTTCAGATGTTTTATATATAATAGTGTGACCTGTGTCACTAAATATTTTTGTAAAATTATTTATATCTGATCTATCAATTGTAAATACTTTTTGAAATAAAAAGTTTTGATTAGCACTATTAGTTAAAGTACCTTGTATTAAAGATGTTGTAAACGCTTCTTGATTATTATCACGCATTTCATATATAACACTATAATCAGAAACAACAGCTATTGTTTGTGCAATTTGTTTTTTAGGTCTTACACTAATTGTTTTTGATGCAGATGGTAAATCAAATGGTTTAGTTATAAATCCTACTTTTAATAAATTATTATCTAATATAAGCTCTATTCTGTCATTTAAAGCATATGTTGATGTTACTACATCACTTCCGTCTGTTATTTCAAAATCGCTGGCATTTATAGTTGGTATAAATTCTTTACCAGATGAAGGTGTTAAAGTAAATAAATATTGTTTTTCTGCATTTGCTAATAAATTAGCTGCTCCAGTTATAGTATAGTCCGCTGAATCTGTATAATTTGTAGTTGCTGCTCCGTTTAAAATATTATTATTATATTCTATTGTTAATGTAACATTTGCATTTACTATTTTATCTAATATTAATACAGCTTTATTGTCAACACTTATATTGTCTATTTCAACTTCACCTGTTATTGTAATAATATCAGTGGTATCATTTAATACCATTTTTAAATTAGATATATTTATTATATCTGTATTGTTTTTAAAATCAAAATCACTTAATGTAGGTTGTCTTAATATTGTATATGTTGCAGTAGGTAATTGTATTTCTTGTGTAAAAGTGTTAGTTACTTTACTACCTGTAAAACCTTGTATTTTATTTTGATTACTTACTGCGGAACCAAATTGTGAAAGCATGGTAAGCGTTTTAGCTACTGTCGCAGGTCTAGAAATAACTATTGATGAAGATGTTCCTATATTAGCTGAAAACTCTGTACCATTACCAGGCAATATTTCAATTGTAAATGTTTCTTGAGAATCTGCAAAAGGAAGATCTATATCAATTTCATATATACCGTTTGTTCCTAGTTCTAAATTTGTTTGTCTATCTATTTCAGATGTAGTGTCTGTAAGTTTATATGTAAAATTTGCGTTTGGATCACCAGATATAATTAATTTTTTTTCTGTATTATTAAACGTAACATCTGATTTATCTATTGAAACAGAAGATATTTTATTTTTAACAACTGGTATTTCTTTAGCTATAACCTTTATTTCATAATCTATATCAGTATTAGTTACGCTTGGTACAACTATTTTTTCCGTTATAGTTATACTACCGTCATTGTTCACTTTTTTAGTTAACTGTATTAATTTATTATCAATAGTTATATAACTAGGCTCTAATTTCCATCCTGAATTAGGAGTAAAAGTTCTTGTTTTAATTGTTTCTAAAACATTAGGATTGCTAGATATAGAATAAGAACCATTATTTATCGAAGATGTTACATTTTCTAGTTTAACAGTATAATCCCCAGATATAGATACATTTTTTTGTTCAGCAAAGTTAATTTTGCATAGTTCAATTATTTTAGCTGTATTTCTAGTTGGTTGTGTTTTTATACCGTGCGTATATGCTAGTTTCACATTATCTCCATCTTGTGTTGCAACAATATTTGGTAAATTAAAATTACTAGCTTTTAATTCATAACCATTTTTAGGAAATATAGTAACATTAACAGACGAAGCTAATTTTGTCCCAGGCGCTTCGTTTATAGTTATTATATTAGAAGTATATTTTTCAGTTTCTTGCGGAGATAACTCAAATGTTAATTTTGTATTTGATATAGCAGAAACTGATGAAATACTTACTGAATTACCTATACCTTGAAAGTTAAAATTTTTTGCATCAATATTGTCTACATCTTTTTTTTCACCATTTACAAAAGCAAAATATTTATTTTCTTTTTCTTTAAAAGATATTGTATCTGATTTTTGTTGGTCAGTAACAACTTTAGCTGTCCAATTTTTAGTTCCTTCGTAACCTAAAGTTTTATAATTTTTAATTATAGATGGATCATCATTTATTTCAAGCTGTATCGTTGAATTATATTGTGAACCATAAAAATTATTATATGGCACATCAGAGCTATCATGTTGCCATAATTCACCATTGTTATATGAATAATATGTATTATTCATTGAAATAGCAAATTCAGGTATAAATGATTTTCTAGTTGGCCAACCATTTGTTGCTTCATCAAAACATACAGTATCTCTACCTATAAATGATATATTATATAGTCCATTATAATCATCATATGAGCCTATTATTCTACTATTATCTATTGTTGAATTATAACAACCTGTATCAAAAAATCTATCAGAAAAAAAGTCTGACATTAATATTTTATCAATAGGTGTTAAACCGTCTTTTGATAATCTTATTACAGCACCTCGTGTTTGATCTGTAAAATAGCACCTAAATCCATATGATGCAAAAGATTCTGGGTTTTGTGATATACCATATTCACCATTATAAGGGCTTACTGCACCAATAACTTTATTTGTTGCAACTACATTCGGATTACCATCAGCATTAAATAATATATCTTTATCAGCTAATGCTCTTACTATTTTATCTTCACAAAGAATTACAATACTATCATCCCATGCATGTAACTTCTGTATACTACCATAAGAAGGCAATAAATCTTTAGTTATAGGGTTAGCTTGATTAAATTCATTTGATTTATTAACCCCGCTTCTTGAATTAATAATACCCGACCATATAAGGCCATTAAATTTATGTTCTTCTTTTATTTGTTCAGATATAACAGATGATGCTTTTACACCCACATCTATAAAAGGAGCATTAAAATCATCTCGTATCCTATTTGATTCAACACCATTGCCAAAACTAAAACAATTAAACCATTTTAATGTTTGTTCGTTGCCATGATCAGATATATTAAATGCTTTTTCAGTTTCATAATATATATCTAAATCAGTAATATTTTCAATTGGCTCAGTTTCAAATATTGCGGGATTTGATGGTGATAATACTTCCGTATCATCAATTTCTTTTAAAAATTTTATTGTTAAAGTCTTACTATCACCTGGATTAGGTATTAAAAAACTTGCAACAGTATATTTACTTCCATCAGCTACATTTCTAAAACCAACGTCTTTTGTTTTTACTTGATTAAACTTTTGTGCTGCATTTTTTCTTCTTTGATTAAAATCTTCATTTCCAACAACTAATTCTACAACAGTGTTAATATTATTAATTTTTACTTTTGCACCTGTTTTAAATAAATCTATATATTTATTATCTTGTTGGACAGAAACTTCTTCAATTTGAAATTGATATTTTGATGAATCAAAATTTTTACCAGGTTCTGATATAAAAATAGGTTCTTTTAAAGATTTTATAGCATTTTTTCCCCATCTATCATCTCCATTAACGCCATGAGTACCATCAAGCTCTATAATTTCAATTGTAGCATAATTTTTACCGTTAACAAGCTCTTTACTATTATCTTCTAACAAATTATTGTCTTCAACTTTAACAAAAAATTTGCCATCAAATTCTTTGTCACCTTTGCTACCTTCTGTTTTGTATACCTCCATACCAATATTTGCTCTAAGAGTTTTATTAGCATCGGTATCATATAAAATATTTACATCGTCGGTAAAAGGGGTTTTAAAAACTATTTCACCTGTAGTTAAATTACCAGGAGAGTTTGTTTTAAATCTAGCTGAAGCTATTTCATAAAACTGTGTTTTGTTTAAATCAGCTGTAAATTTTATAAAATTACCTGGTTTTAAAAATGCTTTAGCTTCATCTGAAATACCTGCAGAATTATTATCTAATGTTTCTATTAATATTTTTAAATTATCTTTTACAGGTGTTTTTCCTTGTGTAGCACCAGTAATAGTACCTCCATTATCAGTAGTACCATCACCTAAAGCTTCATCAAATTTAATGTCTTGAAATGTAGTTTGTAATTTTTTTCTAAAAGCTACAAAATCTGGTGCTTCATTAAATATTTCAATAACTTTATATCTATTATCACGATCTAATACAGGTAATTTGCTACCATGCTGTTTTTTTAATAATAAATACGTTTCTTCTGCTATTTTATTTCTTTCCGCAGAAGGAAATGATATATAAGAAAACCCATTATCGTCGTCGGTATATATTTTATCAGCTGCTAAATTGTAATATTCTTTTGAAATATCTTTAATATAATATTTAAAATATTTAGCCCAAGCAGGCGGCTCACTTTGTAATGTAATGCCAAAAGCATTTTGTAAAGAAGCTTTATCTTTTGCAACTTTTATAGAACCAGATTGACTTGATAATATAGGTGAATGTCTATTGTATTCATCTATATAAGCAACTCCTATTTGATATGTTCTATCTGATTTAATTGAAGTTTTTAAATCATTACTTCTTGTTTTAAGCTTTACATTAAACTCAGCATCATTATATATGTCATAATTTTGAGTATAATTACCATATATAATTCTATTTGCTGTTATTTCTTGTGCTTTAGCTTTTTTAGGTACATTATCCCATGATCTTAATAATTGATCATTAGGTAATACAGAATGTATTTGTTTTTTAGTTATTTCATATGTTCCAGAAAAATCAATTTTCTTTTGTGCTTTTAAAGTATATATATTTTGATTTCTAGTTTCTTTAAATAATATTTCAATTTCTTCAACATTATCAGTGCCTAAATCAAATTCAGATAAATTTATTTTTCTTAAACTATTTTCCATGCCTTCATTAAAAGCATGAGTACCATCATATCTAAATTCTTGTGGTATAAAAGCAACTTCAGAAAAAGGTGATATAGTAGAATATTCTCCGTCTTTATATTTCCATCTATAAGCAAATCTTACAAAAGATAATTCATATATAGGCTTATCTTCTATAAGTGTTATTTTTAAAGTATAACTTTTGTCTTCTAAATCAATGTTTTTTGTTTTTAAAACAAATGTTATAGATTTATTTGTATTGTTTAATTCTTTAATATAAGCAATAGCATCTAAGGATTCTTTACCTGCAGCTGGTGCGGTTTCAAATAATTCAACTTCAGAATTAACTTCCCAATTAGGTAATGCACTACTTAAAGTTATTGTAATATCTTCACCTATTTCAATTGGTCTTCTGCCCCCATTATTTAAAGATGCGTCTATAAAAAGATTTACTGATTCAGTTATACTATTTGTGCCATCAATTAAAGTATCGGATAATTCAAGTGTAGGCGCATACATAGGTGCTTTTTTAGCAACTGATAAATCTTCTTCTGTAAATTCTCTAGTCAGCTTTTCTATATTACCGCTAATATTTTTTTTGCTATACACAACTTTAGTTTGTGCATCAAAAATATTATTGCTAAACTTTTTAAACTTACCTAAATTTATTTTTCTAGGCGGATTTAAATTATCCGTCCAAAATAACATATCATCAATTATATTAATACCTGTAATTAAATGATCTTTAGCAAAATTTAATACACCTGCTAATGTATAATTAAATAATAAATTTATGTTTCCAAAGTCTTTACCATTATATTCAATATTTTTAAAAACAAACTTATCATCTTCTTTTCTGAGAACTGTATTTTTTGGAATTGATATTTTTATATATGGTTCAGTTGAAGATAAACTTAAATTATTTTTAATTAAAGTTTCTGCACCATTTGAAGCCGGTATAGCTCCACATAAAGCTTTTAATTCTGCTTCTACTATATTATCTAATGTTAATTCATTTTCGTCATTAGATTCAACTGTAACGCCTTTTAAAGTGCTTGTGCCGTTTGTTTTAATATCAATTAAAATAGGAGAAACACTATTTTGATCTTGATCATATTCATATATTGCATCAATAGTATCAGATGTTACCATCCAATATATTTTATTTTTTAATGAATATTCAACACTACCTATTGTTAAAGGATTAGTTAATCCTAAATTTGATATTTGTTTATTACCTAATAAATTTTCTACAGCACCAACATCTGATCCTTCAGATGATGATATGTGTATATTTAAAGCATCTCGATATGAACCATTTTCGACCAATCTTTCATCTCGGTCTTTATCCATCCTTCCGGATACAAAAGTATGCTTTAGTTCTGCCATGAATTAGTGTTTAATTTGTTTAGACTTGCCTCTAAGTGTTTGAATAATTTCTTCAGGACTTAATTGTGCTAGTCTAAGCTTTGCGTTACGTATTGCAGCTCTTTTTTCTTTTTTAATTCTATTTATTTGATATTCAGGTATGTTTGATTTAGCTGAGGCTAATCCGTACATAATAGATTTATATAATGCTTCTTCTGCAAACTTATGTACTTTCATATCATCATCAGCATGTAAGCCATCCGAAATATATTTTAAAACAATAAATTTATCTTTTAAATTACTTGTAAAATTTATTGTACCAACTAAATCATTAATTGTATAAAACCCGTTTCTGGTTGCATGCTGTGGATCTAATCCATATCTTTTTCCATAATCAACATTATAGCCATATCCTTCTTCTAAAAAATCTATATTAGCGTTAGCCTGTACATCAGGCTCAGTACCTTCTTTAAATCTTCTACGTGATTCTGAAGAACTTGCATATAATGGGAAACCAGATCCATCGTCTAAATAGTTATAATTACTATCTTGCAAAATAGCATAAGGTTCACTAGTTAATCTAGCTGGTTTAATAATTTGATGTAATCCTGTATCATCAAGAAAATTTACTTCAACCATTTTTACATAATCATGAGGTAAGGCCATAGATAATGATGGAGGTAATTCTATTTCTTGAGTTTTAATATTACCAAGAGTATCATAATTAAGTTCAGCTATACCTCTTTGAGCATGATATAATACTTCAGCTCTTTTAGCTTTTTTTATAATTTTATCATCACCAACTTGGGATACAATAAAATTACTTATTATATCACCAATTGATATAAACTGATAAATGCCTTTATCGCTAGATGTATAATGTACTGATGGTGTTACTTTAGCTAATGCCATTTATTATGATTTTTCTTGTGTTATTTTTTTATTTTCTTTAGCATCTGCAACTTGTATTATATCTGGTTGTTTTATAACTAATCCAGCATATGTCAATATTTTATTTACAAGTACAGTTTCTTCAGAAGCATGCAACTCATAGTTTTGATGATCCGCAGCCGCTGAATTATATAATGCTACTCCATTAACTTCAAAATATGTCCAATTAACTTCTAATGGTTTTTTAATATAAGAACACTGTATAGTTGCCGTTATAGTTGAAGGATAAACAGTAATATTATTTCCGTCTCTAAGATATACAGGATAATTTGTTGATGGACTTGTAAGTGGAGAACTATTTATATAGATAAATTCATTTGTAGATATTGGTTCAATTTCACAAGTATTTGTTATTGTATTACCTGTGTAACTTGAAGTGCCTGTTTTACTATATTGTATAGTGCCTAATCTATATAAATTATCTGGTAAAGTATATTTACCTGAAGAAATATTTAAATTAAAATCTGTTATTTTAAATAAATCAATTTTTTCTTTTATGTTTTTTACAATATTTGCATATTCATTATTTATTTCACCTCTACGATTGTATTGGTTTAAATCATAAAAATATTGTTCAAATATTTCAAGTTGTGCTTGATTAGCTAATAAATTATATTCTTGTGGCGTCATATAACCTCTATTCTCTTTATTAAGAATGGCTAATACTCTTTGATAAACTTTATCTACGCTAATCATATTTTTTTTATTATTTATAGTAATAAGGGCCATCTTATATGACCCTATCACTATAAGATGACTATTTTAGTTTCTTTTCAATTGCTTTGTAAACTTCAGTCCCTTCATCAGTTTTAAACCAAGCAGCTAATGCTGAAAATGGATTTTCATCAAATGGTACTGTAAATAGTTTTCTATTTGTACCACTCCAATACCAGTTTCTTTGATCTTCTGATAAATAAATCATTGCAGCTTCTGAGGCTTTAATTCCAAAATTTCTTAATTGTACATTATCATCATTTGCAAGTTCTAAAAAGAGAGCTGCATTGTTTTTTGCATACAACAATATATCTCTTTTAATTTCTTGTGAAGTCATAGATGAAACTGAACTACCTTGATCAACTCTTAATACAGCCTCTGCATGATCTAAATCCATTTCTTTAGCTAAGTTTAATGCTGATATTTCTAATTCTAAATCAACTAAATCATCTTTTGCTTCTTGCACTGCATCCATTTCTTCATATATAATGTTTTTTCCTGGATGATATAATGATAATAATTTTTGTAATGATTGATTTGTTTTTGGTACGTATAAAAATCCGTCTCTAAAAACAATATGACCTAAAGTCGATCTACCTTTTTGTTCATCCCGAAGTGGTGATTTTTGGTTGGTAGCATATCTTAATTCTCTTGAATAACCTTTTTCTTCATCCCACCACATTAATGGTGTTCTTGAATGATGTCTTGATGCTAATGTAAAGGTTAAAGGTTCTTTACCTCCTTTTAAAGCATAAGATCTATCTTTTATAACCCAGCTTGGGTTTTTTGGCTTTTTAGCCGTAGTTTTTGTTGCCATAATATAATATAATAAAAATAATTAAAAGTAAAGGTAGGAGTACCCGAAGGTACCCCATCTTTACATTAAGTATTAAGCTACTTGAGAAGCAGTCTTAAATAATACGAAGTTATTAGCTCCTTGAACACACAAACATCTTTCAGATAAGAAGTGTACATTCATTTCATCAACGTCAGAAGTATAAACTCCACCTACAGATCCAGTGATCCAAGATTTCATTTTTCTATCATCAGCTTCAGAAGCTCTGTAACGTACGTGTAGGAATGGTCGCTTGATATTTTTACCAAGTTGCTGATCGTATACAGTTGAAGTACCAGCAGGTACAAGTACACCATCAATGTTCCCGCCTAATCCTCTAGTAGACGCATCGTTTAAATATTTCCAGTCAGTTTTGTAGAAGTCATAAGAACCTCTTCTAAATCCGCTGAATCCTAAGTTAAGAGCCATATCTTCACTGTTATTGAATACACCAAAAGATGAACCACCATTATAGTGAGCATTTACAGCACCTAACATATCATCAAAAGTTAAAGCAGTAGCTCTATTTAAGAAAAGCATATTTTCTTCAATTGCTCCTTGCTTATCTAAATTCTTAAGAATTTCATCAAAATCTTGTAATCCAGTTCTTGCTCCACCGTCAGAGTTATCTAGCGCATCTTCACCTGAGTTAAAGTTTTGATAAATATTTCCTCTTGATTCAATAGCAGCAAATAAACCTTCAGTACCTTTGTAGTTATCTCCAATTGCACCAGATCCAGTAGCAGCAAGCTCACCTTCAACCATTGCCATTTCAAGATAGTCTTCAAAACGTAATCTTGTTTCATGCTCTGATTTTAAATACCATAAGTATCCAGAAGCTCCATTTTCAGTAGTTACTTCAACCCAACCAATTTGCGCAGTATCAGAACCAGAGATAGAATATTTATCTTTGATAATAATTGGCGAATTGCTGAATTGTTGGAAACCAGCATCAACAGAACCTGCCATACCAGCAGTACCTTTTAAAAATTCAGAACCGTATACAAATACTTTTACAGAAACTGCAGTACCTGAAGTAAGTCCAGCAGCAGTAAGGGTAGCACCTCCGTAAGCTTTAACAGTAAATGTGTTAGTTGTTACAGCAGATACAACACCTTTAACCACTTTGTCAGCAGTCCAAGTAACTCCGTCATTAGGATATGTACCAGCTTCAATAATAGCAACTGTTTGCCCTACACGTACAGCGTGATCGTTTTCAGTAATCACACCAGTTGTTGTGTTAGCGGCTGCACTATCATAAGCTATATGTAATCTTCCTTGCTCAGACCAAATAATTTGATCAGAAGCTGAAGGAATCTCAGCACCAACCATACGTAAGAAAGAAGCTACAGAACGGTTTCCGTATCTTTCAACTTCCTTTTCGTATACGTCAGGTAAAAATTGTTGAGCAAAAGTTCCACCTCCGGAACCTGAGTCAAATGTTAGGTAGTTTGTACCAAACAAAGTTTTAGTAGGGGCAGGTGTTAATCCAGCTGGAAACGATCCGCCCGTTGAAAATAATCCCATTTTTTATAATTTTTAAGATTGTTATTGTTTCATTTTAATTCTTAAACGATCCATATCATCTCCACTAATTGCTTTTACTTGCATACCACTAGTTGTTGTAACATTTTCATGCGAGCCTCTTGGATTCATATCAATATTTTTTGAACTTTTCATTTGTTCTTTTATTGCATCTGATTTTCCTTGCTCATAAAAATGATTAGCAATAGCGTCAGCGTTCATAGCTGTAAATAATGCTTTATGATAACCTCTAGCATCTGCCATTTCATTATTGTCGTTAACAAACTTGCTAACTAAAGTGTTTATGTCAGACTGATTATTTTTAACAGTATTTACATCTTTAACATTGTATCTGTACCTTGAATCACCTACTTTATATTCAAAACCTTTGAAATCATCAGTAAATAATTCATTTGTTTTTTGTTCAAATACATTTCGTTGTTTTTGTGAAGAGTCTTGGCTCAATTTGTAATCATCGTAAAACTTAACCGCATCTTTTTGCTCTGGAGTTAAACGGGAACTTAACCTAAGCTCGTCGTAATATTTACTCTTAAGGTTTGTTAGATTTGATTTAGCCTCTGCAATCGATTCTTTGAATGCAAGTTTTTTACGCTTGATGTCTTTTTCCTCATCTACTTCTTCATCATATGAAAAATTATCTTCAATTAAAAAATCAATTTCATCTGATTGTAAATGTGGTTTTGTTTGACGATAGTATTCACGCAATAGCTGCATGTCCTCCATATCATCATAATTCTTATTAAGATTTACATAATCTTCAACATTTCCACCAGTTTCTTCCATAAATTGAATTAATTTTTCAATATTTTCTGGTAACTCCCTGGCTTCTTGATTATTATTTACATCTTCTTGTTCTTCTTTAAGCTTATTAGGTATATCTTTTATTTTGTCTACTAAGCTTTTTTCTTCTTCTACCTTTTCTTCATCTGGTAAGCGTTCGATAACTGAAGTTTCTTCGTTATTGGGTCCACTTTCTCCGGTAGGTTTTTCATCTGTTTTTTCGATGTTTTGTTCTTGTACCTCTCCGCTAGTTCCGGATTCGTCGCGTACAGGTACCTCAGCTGTGATTTGCTCCTTAACGGCATCTGTTTCTTGGTTTAAATTACGTAAATCTATTTTAACAACACCATCATCTTCTTTAGGTGTTTCAACCTTTTGTTCAGGTTGTTTTTGTTCTTGTTGTTCAACTGTTTCTTTTACAGTTTCTTCAACTTTAATTGCTTCTTCTGCCATGATATAATATTATAAAATTAATTAATTGGGTTATCTAGGTTCGAATGCCTCTAAATTAAATCCGCTACCCATGGTATCATTACCCGCCGATTCAAATTCTTGTTCACCTTTCCTATCCTTACGTTGTTCTATAAGTTTAGATTGTTGTGAGGCTTGTATTCGAGTTCTTTCGTCTTTTCTATCTTCTTTATATTTTTCTCTATTAGTAAAGACTTCACCCTCTTTATCTTTAAGGGCTATATTAAGATCGTACTCATATTTCATAAGTTCTTTCTTAAGTTCTTTTTCTTGTTGCATTTTTTGCATTTCAAGATTTGCTTCAACTTGTGCAAGCTCTGCTTTTTGTTGTGATATAGCTTGATTTTTTTGCATTTCCATTTGAGCAGATACTTGTGTAGTTTGAGAATTAGCTTGTGCTTGTGCTTGAATATTTGCTTGTTGACGCTGTTGATCTTGTTCTAATTTTTTACGTCTTCTTACTTTTAGTAATTGATTTGCAAGTTTTATATTTTTTATTTCTCTAATATCAATAGCGTCCTCTAAATATATTTGATCTTTAGCAAGAGCTTGTTGAATATTATTTTCTAGCATTTGTTTTTCTTCTTCATCTGGTGCTAATTCAATAAATATGCCAAAGTCGTGCAAATGCATATTTTTAATATCCTCTAATGTTGCTACATTAAATCTACCAATACTAGATATAAAAGCATCTCTTGTTGGAGAAAATTCTAATATATCAGATATTCTTAAACTAATAGCTTCAGCTGTTCTTGCTGTAAGATATAAGCTTGATTGTAGTATGTGTCTTGTGGCGGTATTTGAATTAGCTGCAGCAAGTTTTTGTACACCAACAAGAGCATTTTTATCAGGCATAGATCCATCACGAGCTTCATTTAAACCGGTAACATCACGTATCATTTGCAAATAATAATTATACGTATTAATTAATGATGATATTTTATTATTACCACCGTTAGATGTTAACTCTTGTATAGGCACTCTACCTGCATTCATGTCTCCATCTGTTGTCATTGATCTACCAATAACAGAACCTGTTTGGAAAAACATATTTAATGCTTCTTGCGGATTGTAATTAGTACCATTACCTAAATCAATTTCAGCTAAACCATCCGCATCTAAATAAACTCCATCAGGTATCATTCTTGCCATTACCTGTTGTAGTTTTAAATGTGTTAACTGAATCATATCAGCAAACGTTGTTATTCTACTAACTAAAGATTCAATACGGCCTTTATATATACGAGGTGCTACAACATTATAATTCATCATAACTTTTGTAGTATCGCTTTTAGGTCGAACCATATTCTTAGCAATTTCCCACTTTAATAATTTTTGTGTACCAAGCACAAACGCACCATCATATACAACTTCAATTGATCTTGACTCTTTAGTAAATAAAGATCTATTGTCTTTAGGTGGATTAAACTGATCACTTTTAGGTATTGCTTTATCTGCACCAGAAGCTGTTTTCTTTATTTTAAATACTTGATTATTATATGTTTTATAATTAAAATATAAAACTTGTATGGTATTTGCATCTAAAACAGAATCTTCATTTATATATCTATTATGTGATGCTGATGTTTGAACACCTTGCTTAGTTAATTCTTCAAGTTCTTCTTGTGTTAAATTAGGAAATTGTTGTTTTAACTCGTTGATAGTCACTGACTTAACTTCACCTATATAATATATATCATCAAAATACGGAGAATACGTATAAGAATAAACGACGTCAGCGGGGTCAACATACTTAATTTTAATGCCTTGTGATGTATTAAATTCATTTTTAACACAACCAATACCAATTACAGCTAAATCATAATTTAATCTACGTTGTGTTAAATCATAATTATTAGAATTAAATACTGTATTAATAGCTTGTTCTTCAGCTATTTCTATAGCTTGTTTATATTCAAGCTGCATATGTAATGCTAACTCTTCTTCGTTTTCTGGTAACTTTTCAGGATCGTTGCTATACACGTTTACACCCAGTTGAGCCATTATATTATCAGATATTTCTTTTGTTTGCATATCTTCTAATACAGATTCAACATAATCAGTACGTTGCTTCATTGAAGCTGGGTCTTGTGAAAAAGCTTTTATATCATAAAGTCTATCTGACATACCATTTACAACTATATCAACAAACTTTGGAATAATTGGAACAGGTTTCCAATCTAAATTAAGATATGATAAATCACCATTAATAGATAATTCATCTTTATATTTTTTTACAGATTGTTCGCCTCTTGCGTAAAGACGTAATCTGTGAAATTCATCCCTATTAGAATAGAACCTAGTAGCACCAGAATCCCTTTTAAACCATTCATGCTCAATAGCACGCGCAACCTCTAAGCCATATTCTTGCGTAGATTTTTCTGCGTCACTAGCTATTTGGCTAGGGAATGAGCTTTTTAATATTGTTTCAGCCATGTTATTTAATTATTTCTGAATGCAATCCTTTATTATTAAATCTTGATATTTTTAAGTCTAACGACGATTTTTCGTATTTTGGTTTAGGATGATATAAATGCCTATTGCAAGCCATAATAGCGAGCCCACTTGAAATAGTAGCGTCATACTTTGTTCGCTTATTAATATCAAATCTTGCCCAATCGTTTAATGTTCTGTTAAAATATATATTACCCCCACCTTCGCTTGTTATGCCTACATACTTTTGTATATAAGTTTCGATAGAAGCAGCATGTGCCTGCTTTATATCTTCCGAAGTATTAGGTATTCCACCTATTTCTTTTTCTGTTACAGATAATTTATTCCAAATTTTATCTGGTCTATTCATAGAAAACTGTCTGTAACCTCTTCTTTTTAAATAATATAACAGCCTAGGTTTATTGTTTTCTGCTAATATTGGCATGCCGTAATAAACTAAAGACATTAATACATCTTCAAAAAACATTTCAGCGGTTTGTGGCCTAGCTATATATTCTAAAAAAAATGTATTTGGTGGAGCATCTTCCATACTAAATTTAGTTAACCCGTGAAGAGATCCTTTAGATCCAGCACCATCGGTTGTGCCTGATATATCATATGAGTCACATCCAAAAGCACCTATGTGCTCATTACCAGGAAACTTAACTCCTTGCTTAGTTATTACATTGTTTTCAAGGTTTTTAGGAGGTGTCCAACTAATTAAAAATCTACCAGATTTATTGGGTGTAAATAATACTTTTGTATCCTTTATACCATTCTCCCATATAAACGAACCTTTAGTAACTAAACCTTTTCTTTCAAAGTCTTCATTGAAGTCTATTTGTTCGTATATTTTAGTTAAATTAAATATACTATTTTTAGCTTCATCTCTAAACGCATGCTCTTCTGTTCTTGGAAATTGTCTATAATATTCATTTAATCCGTCAGAATCATGCTTTAATCCTTCCACCTCGTTTTGCCAAAAATCTATAACGCCGGTTTCAATCTCGTATCCATCATTGCCAACTGCGGGTATTTCTGGCGTATCAAAAACAGGGTGTCCATAAGAATCAATGTATCCTTCGTAGTTCCATTCCATAGGTATGAACAAAGAATATAATCCTGAGCTAGTCTGGCCATTTTTATTTCTTTTTGTAACATCTGAGTCATAATATAATTTTTTAAAATTATCACCACCTTTATCAAGTGAATTAGATGTTGAACCCATCATGCATTTACCTATAATACGACTACCAAGTCTTAATGTTGTTTTAGTAACACGCCAGTTGTTTAATATATTATCAGGTCTTTCCCATTTACCTGATTCATCGTGTACTAATAATCTAAGCTTTTCACCATCATAACTATTATCGCCTGTATTTTTCCAGTCAATAGTTGTGTCTAACCCTTCTAATATTTGTTTTTCACTAGTTTCGGTGATCGACTTACGGGTAAGTTTACTCGCGGGTA